CGTACAGGATTCGCCAAACATATTATCAACTAACTGCTTTGATAAGTTAGCATAAATTCTACTCTCTACATTTTTAATAAACTTATTAATTGTAGTATTGTTCTCTGCTCTTTCGGTTGCAGCTGCCGCTGACTTAGCTTCATCTTTTACATCTTTTGATCTATTGTGTTGTAATTGTTCAATAGACAAAACATGACTAGAATATCCACTTCCACTAAAAGATGGATTACTAAAGTTATGCACTAGTTCGCTTGCTGTAAGAGTGTTAGGACCCACCAATAACACATAAAAAAATGATACTAACACTATATTTAATAGTGTTTTCATGCTTATATTTATATAAAATAAGTAATAGAGACAAACAATATGATGTAATGTATCATCTGGTCTGTCCATATTGAGTTCCAAAACATAGTGTTGTTTTTTACTTGTAGATAATTAGCATTGATTCTTGATGTTATCCAGTCTTGTATCCAATGTAAGATTGCCATAAGTAACACCCACCCTAGTATATTATAGAATACAACAATAAAGGGAATACTATATGCCCCTACATGAGCAGATAACCAATAAGTTGATTTACTCTTTTGTGTTGCCATCTTTTCGGTTTGAAGAAGGCCGTCTCCTATCCAGTGGCAAATTATTATCTTTAATATTATCGCTATTTCCATGCTGTTTCTCCTTTTCATTTTCTTGCATTTCAAGTACGGTGTTTAGTTTTGACCTTAGTCTAATCAGGTCATTGTCGAGCATTCTGATTCTATCAATGAGACCTATAAGTACACCACTTGCTTCACCTAATTTTACTTTGACTTCGGTTGTTATGAAAGTGTAAATGAAGTAAATGAACCATCCCATAGCTGCGGCTGCAACTGTGGCAAAGCCATACTTGTCTATGATTTCTACAATGTCCATTAGTCCTTTCTAGCGTCTATTTTCCCATCTGCCCTAGAAATTCTATCTTCATCTGGTCGAAGTTTTAAGGCGTGAGATATCAGCAAATCTAATTTAATCATGTCATTGTTCATTGTTTTAATTCTATTATCTAATCCCATAATGATACCGTGCATACCTTGTACTTGACCAACTACTGATCCTAATATGTATTTTAGAATAATATAAATGAAAAGACCCATAATAGACGAGGCTGCTACAGGTACACCAAATTCAATAACTAATTTAAAAAATAAGTCCATACTCCTATTTATGCATAAAAAAGGGGCGTCAAGCGCCCCTAAATTCTTCTATATCTTAGTTAAGTTATTTTTTAGTATATATTGAGTATAAAACCCAAACAGCAACTAAACCAACTAACCCTTGAGCACTAAACCCAGCGATAATTGATTGAACATTTGCTATTACACTAATGTCTGGCCAAAACGGTACGTTTTGTCCGCTAAATAATACTTCAAGCACGATGCCTAGAGCGATAAGTGAAACACCTACGTCTGCTAGTGCTGCTGACCATGACTTTATCTTAGTAATAATTTCCATATAAACTCCTCGTTTAATTTGATATCTCAAAGTTCTTTCATAATATAATAGTAATATTTATATAAAAAGGGGTTAGAACAGAATATCCTAACCCCAATATAGAGAAAACAGGTGGAGAGATTACTCGTCCTCTTCCGCTAGTTTAGAAAAATAAGATAGCGTTTCATCGCCATCATCATCATTCACAACTTCTGGAGTCGGTGTATCTACTGTTTCTGCTACAACATCTGGTTTACTATAAGTTGTTGACGGTGGGATTGCAACATCTTCAGCAGTACCAGTGTTTCTAACACCACTTAAAACTTTATCAAGTTTTGCTTTAAGCTCATCATAAGATTTAAAGTTTTCAGGTGCCAGAAAGGGTTTTAACGCATACTGTTTATTCCAAATTTCTTCAATCGCCTCATCATTATCTTTGATTGCTGATGGACTATCAAACTCAGATTTATCATAATTCCAGTAACCATCAACTTTTCTGATTTTCAGTTTGAAGTTTGCACCTTCCCAGAAATCAAATGGGTTGATAGGTTTCTCATCTTCAAATTCAGGTTTCATCGCTTCAGTAATCTTATCAAAGATTTTCTTACCAAACTTAAATAGTTTGATTTGACCTTCATTCTCAGGATGTTTTGCGTCATTAATAATTAGAACATTTGCAACATAAGATAATTTTCTTTTTCTTTTTCTTGCAATCTCTTTATCGGCATCTACGCCAGAGTTCCAGAGTAAACTGTTTGATTCACTTACTGGATCTTTTTTGTTCATAGTTGTTAAACTATTTTCAATGTACCACCCGCCTGGTCCTTGAAATGCATGGGACCATAATCTTGCCCATGGTAAATCTTCATCTTTAAATGCTGGTAAGAATCTAAAAACAGCATAACCATTACCTGATTTATCTAGTTCTGGTTTCCAGAATCTATCATCAGCATATGAGTTTGATTGTTTTTGAGGTTCGGCAACTTTATTTAGTTCGCCTATGAGTGTGTCTAAATTAGACTTTGACCTTTTTAAGGCCGCAATACTTGTATTCATATTTGTATCTCCTTGTATGATTGTATTTGTATTTTTATCTTATCCACTTTGTATATAATATATGTTTATATTTATATGCGAAATAGGTGGGACTATGGAATACCCACAAGTAACAGACCGGATTCCATTTCCTATTCTGTTACAACCTACTCTCACCTGTCGGCGATTTGACACCCCTTGTTTTCCAAGTTATGCCTGGGTACAACCCCTGAGCAGTCAAGTTCGAGCCTCTGGTAAAACCCTCTTCCTTGCACTATAAAAAGAAGTTTATAATTCTTCTTTTGCATATATCTTATTATAACAGATTTGAAGCATAATGTCAAGCATCTTCTCCAAATTTATTATATTTTTCTGACACTACCGATTTAAGTTCTGGTTCTTCTTTTACCGATTTACCGATATCAAGTGTTAGTAAATCTTCATCTAAACCATAATTAATTATTGATGTATTATCTTTTTCGGCAAGTTGTTTCTCTAGTTCTCGAATCTTATCTTCGGCAACTTCCAATAGATGTTTTAACTTACCAATCTCTATGTTAGCATCCATTACTGTATGCTCTGCTGTATATCTTCCTGCCTGATCCATAATTACACCAATGTTAGTATTTGATTTCTTAATCGTATTGCTCTATCACCTACCTGGGTTGCCCATCTAGAATCCATCATTTCTTCTGCTGCTCTTGTCCAATCACGATCATTTACACCAGCAATAAAATTCTTGAATTTAGATAGACGTGGTCGCCCCATGTTGAATGCCATGTTTACGATTACTTGTTGAGCAACATCTGGTAAATCATCTAAATCTGGAAATAATATTTTTGCTTCACTTACAAATTTAGCAACATCAGTTTCAAATATTTCGTTTACTCTATCTTCGCTTATTTCTGTTCCGTCAGGCTTACCATGCTCTGGGTCATTTTCTGTAATTAAATGTCCAATGCCAAATGTGGGATAACCAAGATGGTCTTTATATATCTCATATTTTACACCTTCATCAATTTTTAATTGTTCTCTTAATGCTTCAATGTTCATTTGTTCTCCTTTGGTTTAACCATTATTTTAGGTAGTATATCACAGTTATATGATAGTGTTCTTCTTACTTGATCCGTGCCACTAAATGGATAAACAGTATGTACCAGTGTATATGGAAATATAAAGAAATCACCAACTTTAGGACTTAACCTAATCTGTGATATTGCTAGTGAATGCTGTTGACCACCTATAAATTCTAGATGTCCGTTTGATGGAGTTTTAGGATTGATTATTTCTTCACCATATGTATCAGGTGTTTTTAAAAATAATACAGATGAAAGACCTACTAAACTATTTTTACTTGAATGAAAGTGAGCAGGATTATATTCACCTGCAAACATATCATTTATCCAAGCATTATCTAAAACTGGTTGATGTGTTTGTTGTAATACTAAACCTGCTCTTTTCATGTATTCTTGAAAACACATTTGAAAGGTACCTTTTATACTATCATCTAATAAATGATTGACTAATTTTTCTTTCTTAATTTTACCTGCAAGTTGAGTGGTCCAATCTACTGTTGTTTCTTCTTTTTCATCAAAGACATTATTAATCTCGTCAATAAATGTTTTAGGCATTTCTAACTTTAGGATTATTTCTCCTAATGTATGTACTTGTACTTTTACATCTTCACTCATTATATCTCCTTCAATTTATCTCTTAAACTCTTTTTGTATTTTGTAACATTATATCTAAGAAATGGTTTGTATCTTATCATTCTATCATACAACTTAGGCCACAGTACCTTCTCACTTATATTTTTATTTAGTTGTTTAGAAAAAGATAATATATCATCTAATATTATAAATGTTTCAAAGTTTATTCTCTTAGATAAAAACATCTTTAGTATAGGTGGATGTTGCCCATTTTTGGATGTAAATATATCATCAAACTCTATATTTTGTTCTAACATATATTCAAGGTCTTGTTCATAATAATAAAATAATGCTTCTAATTTTTTTGACCATTCTTTATAATGATCATCACCAGACTTGCCAATAATGTCACCAACCCATAGATTAGTATTAGAAACAAAATTACTAAGGAAGTAATCAACAATGCTGTTATCGTTATAAGATTTAGAAAGCTTATGAAAGAAATACCTATCCCTTCTTTTAGTAAATGTTTCCAGTCTTGCAGTTGTTCGACCGTTATGCTTATGAAAGTCATAAGATTGGTTTTTACTTGTGAAGTGGAGTTTGATGGCCAGATAGATTTTATATACTTCAAAACCATTCATTCGTTCCTTATTGTATTCCTGCTGCTTGTATTAGCACACCGCCTACTATTGAAATTGTGTATGCCATAATTATTACTTCTAACATTTTTATCCTTATATTGGTAACTTTGCTGTCTTTTCTTTTAACATATTCAGACCTTGTGCCTCAAATGCTATTTTCTCTTTTAATGTTTTATTCACTAAACCTTTTGTGTTACTTGGATCTATGCCATTATCTGAACAGTATTTTACTATGGCATCCATGTAACTCATTCTTTTATTCTTAACCATATCTTCTATTAGTAATGCAAATTTATTTGGTGTTATAATCATTGTTCTATTATACTATATTTTAAACTTATTGTCAAGGTCTGTAAGTGTTATATACTCTAAATTATCACAATCTTGCCACTCTTTTACTTTGACATTAATTGTTTCATCTTCAGGATTAACTTTATAAAATTTTATGTTTTTAAATTTATTAAATGTATTCTTATGTTGTAATATCCAATTATATGTTTCATCTGGATTGTCAGGTCTTGCATAATCAGCGTTCTTTTCAGCATAACAATTAGTGCCTGCATATACATTATTTATCTTATTATCTTTAGAATATAGATCATGACCAATAATATATATTTCTTTTGCACCTACTTCACATGAAAGATGAATAGACCTTGAACCTGTTGCATAAGCAAAACCATCTACATCTGGTTCTATATCATAAACATGATCTTTTTTTGCTATACCTGTAATATAAGTTATACCTAGATTATGTCCTAGTGTTAATGTAAATACACCATCAGCACCATGATAAACAACTTGCTCACTATCATTCCAAACAATGTCAGTTTTATCTGCCATAGTTTTCATCATTTCTTTTGCGACAAATATAGGAACAGGTGTCCAGTATCCTAAATAACATATATTATCAAAGACATAACCTGATCTGTAAACCTCATGTCCTATTCTTGAATCTAAAGCAACAAGTATATCGGGTGTAAAATCACGATAAATCGCATTACACCCGACTACTGTACCCTTCTTTTTAAATTTGTCAATATCTAATCCCTTTCTTGAATTACCATTGCCAAAACAAAAGTGTACATCTTGAAATAAGGACATTATTTCAAATCATTCTTTCTAATTGTAGGATTATAGATTTCTCTTGCGGCGTCTGAACCAGACAAGTAACCGATTGCATAGGCACATAAAACTAATATACCTATGGGTAGTAATATTTCAAATACTTCAAACATAACATAATCTCCTTTTGTTAGGGAGGGCGGGTGATGTTTAGGCACCACCCTTCCTAAATTAACCCTCTATGGTACGGTCTACTGGACTTGAACCAGTACGCCTTGTGGGCATCCGAAGATGTGTCTACCTTTTCACCAAGACCGCATCGGTGCCAGTTTCTGTTGCAAGGTACTGGCAAACCCCTAGCAACCTAGGCTGCTAAAGCATACTCATTAAAGTTTGCGTTTATTAAATTTTAAGTCTTTCGACTATCTCTCTCCAATACGATTTCTCACAACGGTCGATCCTATTTCGCCCCCTTAAAGGTCTATTTAGGATTGGTGGAGGCGCTGGGTATTGCACCCAGGTCCCTACTGTGTACTCTCATTATCTTCAACGAAAGATTCATTAACGATATCAAGTAGAGCATCAATATCAAACTCCCACTTCATACCATAACCCATCAAACAGGTTTCGCCGTTCTGTAAAACTGTTAAGAACATTGAACCTGAATCTGTTTTCTCACTATACCAAAAAGATACCCATGCTATTGGTGGTGTACTTGGATCACCATTTGATGTTACATTCGCCCATGCTATGGGTTTTTGTTTGAATGTGTTAGTCGCATGACCATACACAGTTTCTGCTTCACCACAAAATATTGGTGACATCACTTGCTTCATAGCATCTGGTGGAAATACAGGATGTTCAGTTGATTGTGCTGTGTTTAATACAGCATATACTATACCAAGAAATAATAATACTGATAATATTCCTGTTATATTTTTAATTATTTGTTTCATTAAAATCCTTAATCGCCATTTCTAGTAAAGGCAAATAGTCTTTTTTATCTTTAATAAAAGTTTGAACAGCACCATCTTCGGTTACTATCAGGATTACAACTTGATCTATTGTTTGTGAAAATCTTTCTTCATACATTTCACAATAAGCAGAACCTTGTATAAAATAGTTCTCAACCCATTCTTCTTTTTTTTCTTTAGTCGAAGTCTTAAA